CGTGAGGCTTCAAAATCACGTTCATTAAAAATCTTAGGAGAAGGACAAAGAGATTTGGCTATCATCGTTAAAGATGCAAATGAGAAGTATTGGTATTTTCCAAACGCTCAATTGAGTGCGGTTACCGAAGGTTCTGGAACTGCTAAGGCAGACGGGTCTTCTTACTCAGTTGTTTTCTTAGCTGAAAATTTATACTTAGCAAAAGAAGTTGACGCTGATATCATCGCTGGTATCGTTGCTTAATTTCTTTTAGCACTTTTAAAATTCCCTCATCTTAATTGGTGGGGGTTTTTTGTTTTAAACGAATTTGTTATTTATAACAATATAGTTATGATTTACATAGAAAAAAATCAAGAGAATAAAATATGTTTGACTTTATCGGAGTCGACTACAATAAGTAATCCTTATTATTTATTCGTGTTTCAAAATGAGTACAACAAAGCAAGTGACCCTATTTTATGGGTTGGTACTGACATTTCAGAACATACAAACAGATATAACTTATTCCTAATGGATGAAACGACAAGCGATTCGTTTAGCATTGGGCAATATACATATACAATCTATGAAAGTGAAACTTTACCTGACGATGAAACTGGCTTGATAGCGGTTGAAGAAGGGCGTATGGTTGTCAGTGGAGTAGTAATAAACTCAATTTACGAATGAAATTATTTGGATTCAACATTGGAAAGAGTACAAGCGTAGAGATGACTGAAACATCAAGCTATCAATCTTTCTCAACACCATTTTTAAAAGTTAAAGGTGGAAATTTAAGTCTTCCGTATGTAAACGCAAGGCAACAAACTAATGGATATATCAGATTTGGCGACGACAACTTATATCCGCAAATGATTAACCAACTTTACTACACAAGTCCCTTGCATTCGTCAATCATTGACTTTAAAACTAACGCAATTATCGGTGGTGGTTATGAGTTAAAGGTAGATGAAAACGCTACGGCAGTGGATAAAGTAGAAGTTTACTCAATCGAAAGACGTTTAAACTTAAAAAAGTCTTTACACACAATCACAAAAGACGTATTATTACACAACAGAAAGTACTTTATTTTACGTTTTAATAGTTTAGGCGACTTAGTAGGAGTCAAGTCAATAGGTTCTGAAAAAGTAAGACGTGACAAAGACGGAGAAAATTACTTTATTTGTGACGATTGGTGGAGTCAAATTGAAATTAGAACCATTAAACGCTATTCAAAACATTGCAAAGATACAGAACAATTGTTTGTTTACGAGAATCACCAAGTAGGGCAAGACATTTACCCACTACCAAGCTATACAAGTGCATTTAATTGGGCATTTTTAGATGGCGAAATGTCGTACTTACAAAAGTCAAACATTTTAAACTCAATCTTCCCATCTTTTGCTATGATGTTTCCTAAGAAACCACAAGGAGAAGAAGAAAAGAAAGCGATTAAAGATACTATTGAACGTGCTAAAGGTGCTCAAAATGCTGGTAAAGCAGTTGCATTCTTTGCTAATAATAAAGACCAACTACCAACAATTGAGTCAATACCAACAAACAACTTAGATAACGTCTTCCAAGTAACTACTGAAAGCATTGATAGTAAGATATGCCAAGCACATACAATCGACCCTATATTAATGGGCATTCGTGTGAGTGGAAAACTTGGTTCTGGTTCTGATATTAAACAAGCGTATGTAATTTTTGAAAAGAATACTATTATTCCAATGCGTCAAATCATTGAGGACATAGTAAACGAAATTTTAGCAATCGCAAAAGTAAAAGCTGAACTTGTAATAAACAACTACCAAATTGTAAATGAAACAATTGTAGAAGTAGATGGTGATGCAAGTAAAACACAAGACGCTTTGAATACTATGTCGCCTTTAGTTGCTACAAAAGTACTTGAGTCAATGACAGAAAACGAGATACGTGCTTTAGCTTCATTACCACCAGTAGCGGATGGCGACAAAACAAAATCACAGATAGCACAAGAAGCAATTGACAACGCACCAACAACACCGACACTATGATTTACTTTATTACAGAGAACTATTTAAAAACACAAACACCAATCACGGCAAATTGTGACGTTAACGATATTGTACCATATATCAAAACTCAATCCGATTTGAGAATACAACCAATATTAGGAACGTATTTCTATAATGATATTTTAGCAAAGTACAACGCACAAACATTGTCAGCAAATGAAGAAATTCTTGTAACATACATTCAACCAATTGTAGCGTGGAGAAGTGCTGAGGATGCGGTCTTTGGTTTATCTTATCAACTTAAAAATAAAGGTCTACAATTACAGAATGGGGACTACTCAAATTCAGTTAGTCAACAAGAGGTTGCTTTTGCACAAGACCACTACGGACAAAAGGCATCTTTTTACGAGGCTCGTTTGGTAAACTATTTACATACTAATAAAGATTTGTTTGCAAACTTTACAAGCGTATTAAACAAGGATAGCGACATTCGACCAACGCACAATCCAGATAATGGTTACACCGATTCAATTATGGTAATATGATTAGAGTAATAGCATCAAATTTAACCATTCTTTTAAAGGTATTAGTTGTATTCTTTGCACCGATTAAAGGTATTATAATACTGGTAGCATTATCTACTATTTTAGATACTGCATTTGGAGTATGGAAAGCGAGTAAGTTAAAAGAGAAAGTAAACTCAAAGACATTCCGTCACGGATTCGTGCCTAAATTAATGAGTTACGTTGGTGCTATTATGTTAGTTTATGCTTCAGATTTTTTTATAATTAATTACTTGACAAAAGAAGTTATAAGCGTTGATTATTTAGCTACAAAATTAATTGCTTTAATGCTAATTAGTATTGAGGTTAAAAGTATGGATGAATCGTTTCAAAAAGTAAAAGGCTATTCATTTATAAGTAAGATTGTAAAGCTAATTATCCAAGCAAAAGACGTTAAGAAAAAACTTGCAGAATGAAAGTAGACTACAAACAATTATTTTCGATGTTGATTTTATGGTTAATATCAATTTACCTTGTATTTTATTTCACTTCGTGTTCTGCTAAATGGCATATCAATAGAGCATACAAAAAAGGTGCAAAGTTGGAGCAAGAAAGCGACACAATACGCATTACTTCAATAGATTCATTTAAGGTAGTTTTAAAAGATACTTTTTACTTTGAGAAGTTTCTTACCACTAAAGACACAATCATTCGTTATAAGCGTTTATATGTGCCAAAAACACGCTTTGAAACAAGAATAGAATATAAACTTAAAAGAGATACGTTAAGACTTGAAAAAGTTAAAATACGCAAAGAATATAGAACTAAAACTAAGCCGTTCCCGTATACGCTTTTATTAATTGTTATTGGTTTAGTGTGTATTACGATAATTAGTTTTATATTTAAGCCAAAATTTTAATATGAATCTAAGTAAGCACGTAACGATTGACGAGTTTTGCTATTCGCCAACTGCAATTAAGAAAGGTATTCACAACGTAATGAATGCAACACAAGTACAGAAAGCTATACAACTATGCGAAAATGTATTTGAACCTATTAGAAACTACGTTGGAAAGGCTATTGAAATTACAAGCGGTTTTAGATGCAATCAATTGAATAAACTTATAGGTGGTGCGTCTGGAAGTCAACACGAAAAAGCAGAAGCATTCGACCTTAAATTAACAGACAGAAAATTGTTTGACTGGATAATTAAGAACGTAGAATTTGACCAAGCTATTTACGAATTTGGAAACGATGAACACGCAAATTGGTTTCACATATCTTACAGAAAAGGTAACAACCGCAAACAAGCGTTGAGAGCAATTAAAATTGGTGGTAAAACACAATATATTCCTTACAAGCCACTTTGATAGTGGTTTTTTTATTTACTTAAATTTTATTTATGAGAAAGAGATTGTTTTTTGACATCGAAACATCGTTTAATATTGGTATATTCTGGAGAAGTGGTTACAACTTAAACATACAACCAGACGACATCATTAAAGAGCGTGCTATAATTTGCGTAAGTTGGAAATGGGAAGGTAAAGACGAAGTGCATCATTTAACGTGGGACAAAAATCAATGCGATAAATCACTTTTAAAATCGTTTATTAAAGAACTAAACAAAGCGGATGAGATAATCGCACATAATGGGGACAGATTCGATATTAAATGGTTGCGTACACGTTGCTTATTTCATCAAATTGATATGTTTCCACAATACCAAACTATTGACACGCTTAAACACGCTAAAAGCCAGTTTAATTTTAATTCAAATAAGTTAGACTATATTGCTAAGTTTCTTGGAGTTGGTGCAAAGTTGAAACACGAAGGAATGGATATGTGGAAAGCAATCATTTTCAACAAAGATGCTGAAGCACTTAAACGAATGGTTGAGTATTGCGATATGGATGTAGTAGTCTTGGAGAAAGTATACGAAAGATTAGCACCTTATACAAAACATAAAGTTAATTACGCAGTTTTAAGAGGTGGCGAAAAGTTCGAATGTCCGAATTGTGGCAAGTTACCACACTATAAAAGTATGTATACAACACCAGCTGGAACGATAACACACAGAATGCAATGTTCAGATCGCAAAATATGCAATAAAAAGTTCACTATAAATAACAAAACTTATATGGATTTTATTCAATTTAAGATGCGTAATAATTTAAAATAGTTATATTTGCAATAAATCTGCTTTTCTGTTTGCTGATTTTCATAGTTTTTTAGTTTAATTGTTAGAAGTGGGGAGAAATCTCCACTTTTTTTATGCTCTGAAACCCTCATAAACATTGAAAAACTAAAAATAATTTAAAAATAATTGTTAAAAAGTATTGCAGTTATAAACATTATGTGTAGATTTGCTGAAACTTTTAAACTTTATAATATGAAAACATTACACAACACTTTTAACCCTAACTATGTACCAACTACAATCGAGAATGAGTACGTACCAAAAGGTAACCACATTAACGACGCTATCAGAAAGCAATTTTTCACTACGTTTGATGTGCAAAGATTAAACAGAATAAGAGAAATTAAGTTAAACAATTTAAACGAGAAACGATGAAAAAACTAATTAAATTATCATTTACAAATTCAAAGTATTATCATTGTGAAGAATTAATTGAAGGAGTGAATAAATTATTTAAACATACTTGGACTCCTAAAGGTTGGGAAAAAACAATAATGTATATTTATTTATACAATGGGCAACCAATCGCAAATACATTTGATAGAAGATTTGATGTTTGTAAAAAAAAGTTTAACATTATATTAAACGCTAAAGGAGATTATAATAAATTAACTTTTGAATGTAAACATAAATTAGAAACAATTTAAACGAGAAACGATGAACTATAAACTACATAATAAAGCAAGTAATTTAATGCAAATGCACCAAGATATGAAAGCAAGAATTGAATGGCTTGAAAGAGATTGTTTTTTATTAGAATATACAAATTTTCAAGCAAAGCACTTAAACAGAATAGACACTTGCAAACGTGGACTTGAAAGAATTGAACAAGCGTATATAAAAGTATTAACCGAAATATTAGCAGTATGATAGAAGTAGAATGTAAACAATGCGATGGTAAAGGCAGAATAGAAGTGTCTGCTGATTGTTTTCAACCAACTTGGAATTGTTGCGGTGGATGTACAGAAATTGTTGAATGTCCAGAATGCGAGGGAAGCGGAGAAATAGAAATTGAAGAAGATGAAATTTAAAATTAAAGATTATGGAAATAGACAGAATAGTATTAAACGTAATTAAGAAGTTTGAGCAACGTGCAGACGAAGGATTAAAGAAGTACGGAGTAACACTCGAAAGAACCGATTTAAGCACATTAGATTGGATAAACGAAGCACAACAAGAAGCAATGGATTTTTGCTTATACTTGGAAAGATTAAGAATAGATATTGAAAATTTAAACAAACAATAAAATGAATTTAATTAAGATTACAGAATTAATAGAAAGATACGAGTTAAACACACCATCTCGCAAACGTGAAAAGGTTTATATTAGAAGTGTGCTTTATCATTTTCTACGCAACAACAGAATGACATTAGACAGAATCGGTAAAATGTTTGGCAAAGGACACGCTACTATTTTACACGGCTTGGAATGTTACGATAGAAATAAAAACTATCCAGACTTCAAAGAATTAATTGAGTTAGTTGAAAACGAGTTAGAAGTATCTTGCATTGATATACCAGACGAAGAAAAACTACAATTAACAGAAGCAGAATTGGATATATTAGAAGCTAATTCATTGCAAGACTTTTGGCAAGTAAAAAATAATTTGATAAAAAAGTTATCAATTAAATAAAAATGTTTATATTTGCATACGTTATTAACAATTTAAAACTAAAAAAATGAAAAATTTATTTAAAGCATTAGCAGAATTTCAACAAGAAGTTCCAGTGATTCACAAAGCAACACAAGGTTATGGGTATACCTTTGCAGATTTGCCTAAAATCTTTAGCGTAATTAACCCACTATTAAAAAAGCACGGCTTAGGATTCACACAATTAATAGAAAACGAAAATTTAACTACTATTTTGTTTCACGTTGAAACTGGAGAAACAATAGAATCTAAAATGGCATTGCTAAAAGATGTCGCACTCAAAGGGATGAATGAGTTTCAAGTGTACGGAAGTCAATTAACTTACTTTAGACGTTACGCATTGAGTTCTATTTTAGGTATTGTAACAGACAAAGATACGGATGCTGGTGGAGAACAAGTAAAGAAAGTTAAAACAATCACAGATGAGCGTTTTAATAAAGCAATTGATGCAATAGGAAAAGGACTTGCTAAAAAAGAAGACTTATTGCAATTTGAGTTAACAGAATCACAAAAATTAACATTTAGTACTTTGTAAATTAAAATATTATTTGTATATTAGATGCGTGGATAGAATGGGAGTAATTAACCATTTGAAAAGTGAAGCAGTTACACCTTCCACGCTCTTTTTTAACTGCTTAATTTAACTGCAAAAATATGCAAGAAGTATGGAAGCCAGTTGTAGGCTATGAAGGAATGTATGAAGTATCTAATTTAGGTAGAGTAAAAAGTATACCAAGAAAAGGAACTATTAAAAAAGAAAGGTTTTTAATACCTAACGATAATGGTTGTGGATATTTAAAATTATCATTAAGTAATTATTCAAAAACAACAAAATATATTCATATATTAGTTGCTGAATCTTTTTTAAATTATCAATCTAATAAAGGTGCAATAGCAGTAGACCATATAGATAATAATAAAAAAAATAACATTTTAAGTAATTTAAGAATATTATCGCATAGAGAAAATATATTAAGAAGTAAAAAAAGTAATACAAATAATTCAAATATTTATAAAGTAAGAAACAAATATAGAGTTAGAATTGCAAAAAATGATTTTGGATATTATAACTCAATAGAAGATGCAATTAAAGTTAGAGATAATCAATTAAATAAATTATGAAAGATAAATTACTATTTAGATGTTCCCAACTCGGCTCGCTGATGACTGACGCAAGAACAAAAAGCGAGGTTTTGTCTGCTACTGCAAAGACGCTTATTGAAGATATGTTTCGTGAGAAAGAATTAGGTATCTACAAAGAATTTAGTTCACGCTATACAGACAAAGGAAACCAAAACGAAGATATAGCTA